GTGAGTGTATATCTCACGGTGGGTTCATGGTGGTAATTGTAGTTTAAGGACTACCCCTAGTAGATGTCTAATGGAGATTACGATTTCCATCAGACTCAAATTATTTGGTTCACATTTTACATACGATATAGCATATCGATAAATGCTAATAGGTTTTATTACTTTCCTCAAAAAAGTAAAACCCGGTCATTTTATGTTTATTAGTTATATATTTTGAAGAGTTTGACCAACTCTAATGATTTTATATGACAAGTTCGTTTTGATAAAAATCACAACGACGGTGTCTGCAAAGTAGCAGAATCCGTGGCCTGGACCGGCAACCACAAATGAGTGTATTCACTCCCCTAGTCGCACAAGGGCATAATGTGTATGGATTACTGATTACGCTGATCAGTATGATATTTAGTATTAAGAGTTTAAGATAACTATAGCTTTTTAAAGAGTGTACTCTTAATGCGATGCGATGAACACTCAGGTCTAGCATACCTAACCGGCACGCACCTAGCGGGCCACACCCAACCGGGTATCAGGGGTTTACGCCCAATCGGGAGACAGAGGCATCCGTATTAAGCGTTTTACTGTCCTGGGAAATGTCAATCTTTACTATTAGTTTGCGCAGCGAATAATGTAGCCGTTTGGAAGCGCGTTGCAGCAAAATAGGTATTAGTGTCGATGTTGTGTCTACCACATTATACAGAAGTATTAATATTTTTGTCTTTTGTGGGACGACTGCCCTTTAGAACCACGATCAAGTAAAGGAAATCATAAGTTGGTTTTCTTGCTTGAGGTTCTATCTGGGTGTGTCTTCTAGTGGCTGCTGGTGAGTTCCGACAAGAGCACACCAGCAACCACTATGGAGGCATACTCTGTAGAATTTCTTGCAAGGAGTGGGGGCATTTTGCCCCCACAAATAGTTTTACCCTCCGCTCAGGAAAAGAGCGATTCTCTTGAAGGTCAATCAGGAGAAGAGAAACAGTTCGCACAAAGTAAGTTTGCGAAACAAAGAAGATGGAAGGATAAAAAAGGAGATAAAGACGGAAAAAAGAATAAAATGGCACAAGTTAAGGCCATGAAGAAGGTTAGGAAGGATCTTGGGAATAAACCCCTGGGTCCTCAAGCAGGTTTGAGTGATATTGAAGACAATCTTCCACCAGATTGTTTGTCAGAGCACACTCTAGAGGAAGAAATGTGCTCATCTTATCATGATGATATTAAAGTGGAAACAGTTGAAGAAGGCGATATTGACTTCAACTCACATAGTGATCACGAAAGTGAGAACAACGCGGAAGCTGGACCGCAAGAAAAACAGCTACCCCACACATCTTACCCATTTCAAAAGAATTTGCATTATCATATGTGCAGAAACAGTAAGTATCAAAAAGTGGTAGAGAACTCTTCTTGGGAGATTGGAAAGAGTTTAGAAGATTACAGTAAAGGAAGTATCACGAGGAAGAGAGATGAGTGCACTGTAGCTCTTAACCCAATGCAAGCAGTGCGAGCGGCTTTGAAAAACATGGGCATGGAGCAACGTGAAGTTCTTAATATTTTTGAGAATATGCTTATCTTATATATGAAATTGAGTAGGGACAAAACGTGGGGAGATATTACCCTCACATTGGCACTGTATGCCAAAACTTTTACTCGTGAAAGCTTTTTAGCAATTGCGACTGAGAGCTTATTAGGCATTTTACGTGACGATGGTGCCGCCTTGCAACCACAAAGTGGCGAACCGGCTCCATCCTGGTTACGTGTGCTGCGAGATGCTAATACAAAATGGCAATTGGTACGCGCAAATCCAGCTTTTGAAAAGGTTTCCAAGCTCGTAAGTATTTGCGTCGCACTTGGAATTTGTGAGATCACAGCATTTGGATTCGATTTATCTAGCTTAACAATGTTTGCCGAATCCTCAAAGAAAGTACAATACACAGCTTCCGATTTGATGGGAGCTGCATTATCGACATTTGTACATTTCATGGAAACTGGTTATTTGTGCTTTGAAACAGGGTCCCTAAAGCCGTTGTTTTATGGCAATCTGGACACGCAAAGATTCCAAGAATTGTATCAACGTTGTACTATGAACATGAGCTACCACTCATGTGGCAATTTACAAAAATTCGGGCAAATAGAGGATGAGACGTTTGCTTATGAGCTTGAAGAATGTTTAGAAATGGCCAATAATTTGAGCAAACTCTCAGTGGGTAGTTTTGAGAGAGCCATGTTCTTGAAGTATAGAGACAAAGTGCTTTCTTGGATAGCCGAATTCAACCAATCACGGGTTTTTGGAGGAATGAGAGTCGCCCCGTATACAATTGGATTGTTTGGGCGTACTGCTGTAGGTAAATCGTCATTAGCTCACATACTCATGGTGTACACCTTGGGTGTGAATGGTTTTAATAATCAACCAGAGCAAATTGTTACAGTTAATGAATCCGATAAGTATGATTCCAACATTCGATCTTCCGTCACTGGCATCCATTTGGATGATATTGGAAACACAAAAGCAGATTTTGTACAAGAAGCGACTACTGATAAGATCATTCGCTTTTGTAACAACGTTCCCACTCAAGCTGTTAAGGCCGATTTGGCACAAAAAGGTAAAGTTGCTATTTCACCAAAAGTAGTAGTTATAACCAAAAATGTCAAAGACTCATGTGCCACTGTTTATTCCAATGAACCAACTTCGATTACTCGTAGGGAAAATATTACGATTACAGTTAGCGTTAAGAGTCAATTTCAAACTAACAGTATGTTGGATCCTGAAAAAGTGGCTCAAAATGTTGACGACGAAGAAAGGCACTTGCCAAATTTGTGGGAATTGAAAGTTGAACAATCGTATCCAATTGCATCATCCGTAGAAGGTAGATCGCCGACTATTGGTTGGCGATTGGTGGACGGAATGGAGAGAGCTAGTCTAGCTGATGTGCTACGCTGGATTAGAAACGATTCTGCTCAATATTTTAAGAATCAACGCTCTCTTATAGATAATTCTTGTAGATTGCATGAGAAGCTTGAATTGTGTGAAACTTGCCAGATGCCCGTATCAATGTGCGAATGCGATGTGCCAGGCTCCCCATATTACGTTCAAAGGGAGAAATTGGACAGTCAAGCTGGTTACACCATGCAACATTTATATGATTCGTGGTCTTTGGCGCAGACAGTTTACCGCTTCACCCAGAGAACCAGAACCTGGATGAATACCGTTGCTCCCGGAATAAGATTGGCTCTACACGGTGTAGATGGTATGTTAGGTACGGAGGCTTATGCACGAGTACAGTATATTGAAGATAACGTGTTTACTCATGTCATGTCCCGCTTACCAGGATGCTTTGTAAACATTGACACACTAGCACATATGTTTTTGGTGAGAAAAATAATGTCTTCACGACTGGCTATGTATTGTGCGTATTATGCGTTGTGGTGTGCAGTATTTACCATGACAGTTGGTTTACTGTTTAGCCACTCGTACATATACGTATTGTGGATTCCGATAGTTATGATGTGCATAGTTCTATCTGTTGAGAGAGACTTATTGTACACAAGAATAGTTAATGACAGAGACACCGCGCGTAGAGTCGTAGAAAGATTTCGTCAAAGCCATGCTGTGCGAGTGGGTGCGCTATGCGTAGGATTGTACGCAGCGTATAAGATAGTCAAGTTGTTAATGATGCTGAATGAAGGCAAGAATGCAGCAGAAGCTACATATAAAGAATATTCTTCCGAGTTGTTTGGACAAGGTAATTTGGATCCAGAAAGTGACGGAGATATAGAGATGAGAGACTTACAAGAGAACGTTTGGCAAGTTCCGAAATTACAGAAGATGCCAACTACTCACAAGATGCAGACGATAACACCAGAGCAATTGAGTAGCAAAGTGTTTAAGAATTTGGTTCATATAACACTTACACATCCTGAAACAGAACGCACTTTTAGTACAAACGGATTTTTCCTGTGTTCCAACGTATTGGTAATTCCACAACATGTATTAAACGTGGGAGACAACATGAGGATGAGTTGCGTTAGAAATGGTTGTCCGGGTGGACAATTCAGGTGCATATTATCTAGAGCGCATTCGGTGCCTGTCAATGGGCAAGATTTAGTTGTGGTGTGGGTTCCTGCTGGTGGTGATTGGTCCAATTTGTTAGACGACTATATCACGCTGGATAAACCTCGAGATACAATAGCTACGCTTGTACATAAGACAAAGGAAGGTAATAGGATTGAATCCGCCTTGTATTGTCAAGTAGGCACACAAGAGAGCAAGTCATACGGTAAGTATTTCGGAGCAAGATACAATGTGCAATTTCCCACGTTTAAGGGATTATGTATGTCAACAGTGATCTCAGCAGGGAAGTCTCCACGGATAATAGGTTTCCATGTTGCAGGTAAAGACAAGGAGTTTCTGGGTAGTTGTGCATCACCGACTTGTAAGGAGTTGCAAGACGCAGTGAAGGAATTATACACTATACCAGGAACGTTGAGAGCTATGTCAACCGGAACTATGGAGGGCAGTGTATTAGACGTACAATTCTTCGAAGGAGAGGCGATTCATGTTAAAAGTCCGTTGAACTTTATACCCGAAGGAGAAATTACGTCTTTCACTGCTTATGGTTCTGTTATAGGCAGGGCGAAAACATTTTCACAGGTGGAAGCTACACCTATGTCGCCAATAGTAGAAAGAGTGTGTGGTGTCCCACAATTATGGGACAAGCCAAAATTTGGAGTTGGCTATCCATGGCAAAAAGCCTTGCTGAAAAGAATCACACCTGCACTTGGTGTGGAGGGAGAATTCCTCGTGTGGGCGGTTAAAGATTATGCTGTATCGTTGATTCAGTACATAGATATGTACCCTTCGCTCTCTCGAGAGATTTCCCCATTAAGCCGTGAAGAAATAGTGAACGGTAAAATTGGGAAGAGATTCATAGATAAGATGCCTGCAAATACAGCTATAGGATATCCCTTGACAGGGCCTAAATCACGTTACTATTTTGATGTGGCAGTTCCTGATGATCCACGTCGAGTCGATTGTGTCGATTTGCCATCTCAATTTTGGGAGGAAGCAGAACGTCTGGAATGTATTTATATGAAAGGAGAACGTGCATATCCAGTATTGAAAGCATGTTTGAAAGACGAACCAACCCCTCGCACGAAGGACAAAGTACGTGATTTTCTGGCTTTGCCTGTGGCCTTTCAAATTCTAGTTCGCAAGTACTTTTTGCCCATTGCACGTGTACTGTCAATGCTTCCACTGCAATCTGAGTGTGCTGTAGGCATAAACGCAACAGGGCCTGAATGGCAACAAATGCACGATCATGTAGTGAAGTTTGGTGCAGAACGTATATTAGCCGGCGATTACAAGGCCTACGATTTGAAGATGCCAGCTCAGTTGTCCCAAGCAGCATTTTCTATTTTTATCAATATAGCTGCACATTTTGGGTATTCAAATGAGCATCTGTGCATCATGCGAGGTATAGCCACTGATCTCACCTACCCACTTGTAGCTTATAATGGCGATTTAATAGCGTTTAATAACACAAATCCATCAGGTCATAATCTTACTGTTTATATAAACTGCATTGTGAATAGTTTGTTACTGCGTTGCGCATTTTGCGCATCTTATGGGGTTAACCCTGAAGTCAAATTCAGAGACGTGTGTGCCCTGATAACGTACGGTGATGATTGCATAGGTTCTGTGAGTGAGGAGTATCCTCTATATAACCATTGTTCAGTTGCAAAATACTTGTCAGAGCGCGGCATGGAGTTTACAATGCCTGATAAGGAGTCGAATCCCATTCCGTATTTACACATGTTAGATTGCGATTTCCTGAAGCGTAAGTCTGTGTACCATCCCATGATACGGTACAATTTGGGTGCATTAGATGAGATGTCCATATTTAAGAGCCTACATAGCGTCCTGAAATCGGATGCAGTCACAATGACAGAGCAAATGATTTCGAATCTCGATGGGGCAGCACGAGAATTTTTCTGCCATGGTGAGGAAATATATAAGAAAAGAGTAAAAGAGCTACTAGCTGTCGCCACCGAGATTGGAGTGGAGCATGCTTGTCGAGAGCTCGGCTATACGTATGAGGATCGTATAGCGAAATGGATAGCGCAATACACCGATGGTTAAGGTGTATAAGGTTCGGGAATACCTAAATTCGTCCCTCTATGCGAGTGCATCATTGCATATTAAACCAAATGTACATATATATCCTGGTTTACCAACTACATGTTATGCGTGAAAATTCATTTTAGTTAGGCTTTATATATATAGACTTAGGGGCTATTTAGCTCAGTTTTTGTCAAACAACATTCACAACACTCCAGTCCTATGAATCTAAGACTAGGAGTTGTTAATAAACGATTCACTACAAAATCACAATTCAATGTAATAATAAATTCAGAGAGTACTGAAATACAAACTCAAACTGCACAATTCGCGGATGCGATAGAGCAGTGGTCTTATGCTATTGACAATGAAACAGACCCCACATATGAACTCACGGATACAGGGGACGTGTCGTTGCAGGAGTTTTTTAGCAGACCAATTAAAATTGCCTCCTATTCTTGGACGGTAGGCAATTCCATCTGGCATGCGCTAGACCCATGGTCCTTATTTTTCCAAAACAAACGTGTAGAAAATAGGTTAGTTAATTACATGCTATTGCGTGCTAAATTACACGTGCGGATTCTTATCAATGGAAATAGTTTTTACTATGGCAGGGCATTGGTGAGCTACAGGCCTTTGCCAGGGTTTGATCAATTGACGACATCACGGTCGGATGTCTTCAATGATATTGTGGGCGAATCGCAACGTCCACATATTTATCTTAACCCAACTACCAATCAAGGAGGAGACATTATTTGTCCCTTTATTTGGCCTAGTAATGCTTTGCGTATTCCATCCAGAGAGTGGGCTCAAATGGGCGAAATGATCGTACGTTCAACTGGACCCCTCAAGCATGCCAATGGCGCAACAGATCCTATAACTATATCAGTTTTTGCCTGGGCGGAAGATGTTTCTTTGTCTGTGCCCACTTCTGATCAACCGGGAGCATTGTCACCACAAGCAGGGCCTGATGAATATGATGGACCCATCTCTAGACCTGCAGCAGCCATTGGCAAGATTGCCGGAGCATTGGCAACAGTGCCAGCTCTCGCCCCATACGCTATGGCCACACAACAAGTGGCTAACAATGTGGGTAAGATGGCTTCTACTATGGGATATACAAGACCGGTAACACTTGGAGAAAACATTTTGGTACCAACACCTTTTCCAAATAGTGTTAATACGGATGGTTCCGATACTACTATTAAGTTGTCTATGGATCCTAAGCAAGGATTGACCGTGGACCCCAGAACTATGGGTTTGGGATCTACAGACGAAATGACTGTAAAGTCTATTTCGTGTAGAGAGTCGTTTCTCACTTCCTTTGCATGGAACACAGTTGGACCGCCAGAAGCGAAGCTTTGGTCTTGTAGCGTTTCCCCATTGTTATGGGCACAAAACACATATCCCTTGTCTCTCGACACCGAATATCATTTCCCAGCATGTGCTTTTGCAACGATGCCGTTTCGGCAGTGGAGAGGCAGATTAAAGTACAGGTTTCAGGTTGTGTGTTCCGCCTATCACAAGGGTAGGATGCGTGTATCCTATGATCCCAGTATTCAATTATCGCCTGAGTACAATACCAATTATAACTATATAGTAGATCTAGCTAATACTAACGATTTTACTGTAGAGGTTGGATGGGGTTTGGACCGACCTATGATGAACAGGGCACTGCCTGGATATGACCCAATACAATATGGACCCAGTTTCACCTCAACCTCAGGATATAGAGGCAATGGTGTTTTGACATTGTATATTGTAAATGAACTCACGTCACCCAATAGTGTTGTGGACAATAACGTAGAAATAAATGTTTTTGTATCTACTTGTGATGATTTTGAAGTATACAACCCGTCTCCCACCATGGACGATTTCACCTATTTTCCGCAAGCACCTAGTGCACCAGCGGCAGCATTATCGCCTCAAGCAGGCCCAGATGGAGCAGAACCAGATTCTACCGAAGACGGCAATGCCCCAATTCAGGACCAAGTAGTCACTTTAAACCCTGTCGATACTAGGAAACGGATCGATGAAGTGTTTTACGGAGATCCCATTGTATCATTTCGATCATTATTGAAGAGGTATAATTATAGTCGAACATATTCACCGATCTTGAATACATCTCCCCGTTTTTGCAAATGGACGGTACCTAATTTTCCATTTTATAGAGGCAGGGCACCAGGAGCTATCGATGACGCAGTCGGGGGGAAGTATAATTTCAATAAACAAACGTTGCTAAATTATTTAGCCCCAGCATACGTTTGCTGGAGAGGATCATTGCGATGGAGATACCACAAGGATAGAGGTGGATCTGGGGGTACTTACATGTCTGTGACCAGAATGACATATAACGATGACGGATATTCATATGTAGCTAGCGTTATTGGCCCTTCAACTCAATCTGCTAGTATTAGAGCTCGGCAATCTATAGCTCAAATACCCTCCACGCATGTGGGAGCAGTTGTTCAAGACACTTGGATTAACCCAGTATTGTCTGTAGATCTTCCATATTATTCCAACCAGCGTTTTTCGCACGCTAGGTGGGTGGATGTTGGTACTGGTGACTTTCAACAAACCGTGTACAACATGTTTCACATATTGTTAGCCTCATTCGGAAATATTTCACCTACGACCATGGCTCCGTTTATCCATGCATACGTGGCTACCGGTGACGATTTCATGTTGGGCATGTTCACTGGAGCACCACGCATGTTTTTCAAGATAGTGGGAACAGAACCAGATGCAATATAATGCAGCAATGACCGCAATGTCATTAAACTCCGGCGTCTTATCAGTGGCGCTTGTAAATATACTGACCCGGACGGAAGCCGTCCGGGGGACTAAATTAGTCCTGGGCTCTAGCCTGAGAATTGATCGCTTTTGGAAGCGTTTTCCCGGGTAAGCCTGGGTTTGTTCCGAAAGTGTTTCAATTTATATGAAAGCAGAGTCA